GCAGATCCACGGCCTCGACGCCATGCTGTTTGAGGCTGACAACGACATTGAGCAGACGCTGCTGCCCACCATTGCTATGACGACGGCATCCGGTGCCCTTCTGGCCGGTTGGCTGGCAAGCCAGACCGATATGCTCGCTGACGATTGGGTTGTGACCTACTGCCCTGAAGAGCAGGTGTTCGCCGGCGTCGATGCCGGACATTCCGCTGATGCAGCTGGTTATGCCTTCGCCACCGCGACCGACGCTGATGGTGGCCGGCCTGTCGATCTGAGTGCTGGGGAAGTCTTCGAAACGCTGTTCGGTCAGGTCTTCGGCAAGGAATGCCCCGAACAGGATGCTCCCGAAAGCACCCTCGAAGCGGCCATCAAGACCGCCATCGAGAACGGGACCGGCATTGTGGCCGTCTATTCGGACGGCACGAGCGAGAGCGTCTCGCCGGACCAGTTCTTCAAGACGATCTTCGACCGCGACTGATCGACGGGAAGGGGGAGCTGACCACTCCCTCTTCTTGGTTCCAAGACCTGCATACCCTGCAAGAGAGAAAAACCCATGACCTCTGTGACCGAAGAAGAGCTGGTAGCCTCTGCTACCGCTGAGCGTGTGACCAATGACTTTGCCGAACAGGCAATCATTGGTGAATACTGGTTCACGACTGACCAGCCTTTCTCATTCGAGAATATCCCGACCTTCCACCGCACCCAGCTGAGCCTGCTGACCATCTGCGTCCTGGTGTTGGAGAACGGCTTCACCGTGATTGGGGAGAGTGCGTGTGCCCACCCCGAGAACTTCAACCAGGATATTGGCCGCCGTCTCGCTCGCGAGGCTGCAAAACGTAAGGTGTGGCCATTGCTGGGTTATGCTCTGCGAACCAAGCTGGCTCTGAAGGCTGACGCCGCTGAGGCATCAAAGGCAGGCATGAGCACCCACGTTGGAACCAAGGTGGTCCATGCACGGCCTATGACGCTGGGGAATTACAACGAGCTTCGCAGCTGGCCGATGCCTCGCGACGAGCACCCTCTCACCGAAGGCTACCTCGTTGAGTACGCTGACGGCGATGGGCCGAACGTGGAAGGCTTCGCTGGCTATGTGACTTGGTCTCCGAAGGCTGTCTTCGAGCGATCCTACGGTAAGCCAGAATGAGTTAGGGTGCCGTGGGCGGGCAAGCGACCAAACTCAACACCGCCCACGTCCTTACTAGGTTGCCCTGCAAGGCGTTCCCACGAAAACCCAGAAACGGGGAACGACTCGGGGGCTTATAGTCTGGGGATTTGATCTCGCCCAGATGAAAAATCCCAAGGCCAAAATACCATGCTTACCAAAGAACAGCTTGAGCAGGCGCTGCCAACTACCCTCAAGAGCGCTGCTACCCAGAGCTTGGCCGACAAGATCAACAATGCCGTTACGGATCCCTTGGTTGCCGAGCAGATCCGGGAGAACTTCGTCACCTATGCCGGGGTGCTGAGGGAGGGGAAGTTCAAGACCGAGGATTACCTCAACGCCATCAAGTACGTCAGCTTCAAGATGATGGGGCACACAAATCAGGACTCCTACCTGAAGACGTTCCCACTCCGGCACCAGGATTTCATCACCAAGGGAATGACATCGAAGGAGATCTCTCCCTACGTGGCCGCCTACCACAAGGGGAAGATGGTCAACCTGATAATGGAGCAGGCTGTCATCCCTTCTTGGCTCCTGAATCAGGATGCTTACCAGAAGGCAATCAACATTCAGATGGAGATTATGACCACATCAAGCAGCGATAAAGTTCGCTCAGATGCTGCTAACTCCATTCTAACGCATCTTAAGCGTCCTGAAACTAAAGAAATGAACATCAGTCTTGATGTTAAGGATAACTCTGGGATACAAGAGCTTAAAGATGCTTTGGGTAAGATGGCCCAAGGTCAGCTTGAGGCGATCAAGTCCGGGGTATCTACACAGCAGATAGCCGCCCTGCCGATCATTGAGGCGGAGTACACTGAAGTTGTCCCTGATAAAGCAGGAGGTGGATGAGTGGCTTAATCAGGTCAATTATGATGACCTGAACGCAAGCACCTATATCCCGAGTGAGTTCTCCCTCACTTTCATGAATCTCATCAAGTTGATCAACGGTGACACGGCAGAGAGTCACAAGACTCCTCCTGTTCACCTGAAGATGCTCGATAAGGTGGTTGGCGGCTCGCAGTACATTGCGAACCTCGTGTTCCGAGGGGCCGCCAAGACCACCCTCTTCGCAGAATACTTCTTCCCCATCGTCGCCCTGCTCGGATACCTGCCGAACTTCGGAGAGGTGTCGGGGGCGATCTACGTCTCGGACAGCATGGAAAACGGGGTGAAGTCGCTCCGCAAGAACATGGAGTTCCGCTACCAAACGTCCCCGTTCCTCCAGGAGTGGCTCCCCAAGGCAGTCTTCACAGACGCTTATATCGAGTTCACCAACAAGGAAGGCCACCGCTTTGGCCTGAAGATGTTCGGTGCGAAGACCGGCCTTCGCGGTACGAAGATCTTCGGTAAGCGTCCGACCCTGTGCGTGCTCGACGATCTCGTGAGCGATGACGCCTCCAAGTCCAAGGCCGACATGCAGTCGATCAAGGACACGGTTTACAAGGGCGTCAACCACGCTCTGGATCCGACCAGGCGCAAGACCATCTTCAACGGCACACCCTTCAACAAAGAGGACATCCTTATTGAAGCGGTTGAGTCCGGTGCCTGGGACGTAAACGTCTGGCCGGTTTGCGAGCGTTTCCCTTGCACACGCGAAGAGTTCGTTGGTGCATGGCCGGATCGCTTCACCTACGATTTCATTCTTGAGCAGTACGACATGGCGGTGAAGACCGGCAAGGTCGCTGCCTTCATGCAGGAATTGATGCTCAGGATCACCTCGGAAGAGGAGAGACTGATCCAAGATGCAGAGATACGTTGGTATAAGCGGAAGGATTTGCTGGAGAACCGGTCAAACTTCAACTTCTATATCACCACAGACTTTGCAACTTCCGCCAAACAGACGGCAGACTTTTCCGTTATCTCCGTCTGGGCATACAGTGCGAACGGTGATTGGTTCTGGGTAGATGGAATTTGTGAGCGTCAGCTCATGGATAAGTCGATTGATGACTTGTTTCGTCTGACATCTCTCTATAAACCACAGCAAGTAGGTGTCGAGATCACGGGCCAGCAAGGCGCGTTTATCACTTGGCTCCAAAGAGAGATGATGACCAGGAACATCTGGTTCAACTTCGCCTCTTCGGAAAAGAGTGGAACGCCCGGCATTCGCCCAATCACCGACAAGCTCTCCCGTCTCAATCTGGTAGTTCCGTGGTTCAAAGCCGGGAAAATGTATTTCCCGTCCGAGATGAAAGAGTCCCTGATCATGGGGCACTTCATGGGGCAACTCAGGCTGGCCACACAAAGTGGGCTCAAAGGTAAAGACGACTGCATCGATACGATCTCGATGCTCGGCTACCTCAACCCATGGAAGCCGTCTGAAGCCGCTCCTGTGACCCCCGACGAAATTGATCGGTGGGGCCACATGTACCCTGAGATCAACGAGAGTGCCCTCGCTTCCTATATTGTGTGAGTGCTCCGATGAACGTCCAGGAACTGTTCCGACGCCTCTCCTTCGCTGATTTGTCGGGCCTCCACCTTGGATCGGAAGGCATCGGCACGATCAATGAAGAAGATAATGACCGGATGATCTACTATGCGAACGAGGCTCTGCTTCGTCTGCATTCCCGGTTCGTGCTCCGCGAAAACGACGTGCTGATCCAGCAGCTGATCCATGTCACGAACTACCACTTCCTGAAGCGGTTCGCTCGAACCAATGAGGATCCGTGTCCGGGCCAGGAGATCTATATTCTCGATAAGGACTGCGATCCTTTCGAGGAGGACGTGATCAAGATCACGGGGGTCTTCACCCAGAACGGTGACGCTCTGCCACTCAATGACGACAACCATCCCCGGTCGTTGTTCACACCACAACCCAACATTCTTCAGGTGCCTTTGCCTGAAGCAGACCGGGTACTGGCCGTGACGTACCAGGCTCGGCATCCGTTGTTGTCCTACGGCGATCTTCAGCAAAAGATCGAGATCCCCGCCAATCTGGAAGGTGCCCTTACCAATTACATCGGACACCTCGTTTACGGGGACCGTAACGGTCAGGAAAACTCCAAGAAAGCCAGCGAGAAGCTCGCTCGTTTTGAGGCGATCTGTGCTGAGAACGTCATCAATGATCTGACGAATTCCAGCAAATCCACCTCGAATATCAAGTTCAATCAAAGAGGGTTTGTTTAATGGGTATTCGGCCTTCTGTCGGTTCGGGCGCTCTGATGTCGGACGAGCTGCTTGGTGCAGCCTTTCACATCGTGAAGCATGTCGACGATCACCTTGAAGAGATCACAGCCGTTGCTGCGATAACGGAGCATGTCACTCGGGTCGGCAATGATCTTGGGGAGGTGGAAGGATCCATTCTCCAGGGAACGCTTGCCATTGTCCTGGCTGGCGTGACGAACTTTCGTTCGACCTTTGCCGAAGCGATCACGGAATTCCCGGTCGGTGCCTACTTCACATCGGCTGCGTCTGGCGAGCTTCGCCTCTACCGACGTACTGCGGGGGGCACTGGATACACAGATCAGGGTGATATTGTTGCTCCTGTGTCTCGTGCTCTGCTGGAAGCCACTACAGGTGCAGCCCTCATCGGCACGACTGATGGCACGGTGCAGGAAGCACTGGATGCTCGCCCCACTTCTTCTTTTCTCAACTCTGATGCCGGAGCTGCATCGGTTCGGACCTCTCGTGACCAGACGGTCGAGCAAGAGCTGAGCGAACGTCCGACTTCGGAGGCACTGCTGCTTGGAGGCGGCGCAGCCGCCGTAGGGCAAGCGGTGATCCCGGAGGCGGTAACGGTAGCGGAGGCTCTTGCGGCATTGGTCCCTGCTTTCGTCCCTGAAGAAGATCTTCTGGACGCAACCAATGAGATCAACACCGGGATCAAATTCCCCGGTCGGCAGGCCGTCTCTCTGCCTTCCGGCATCATGTTCTACGCCCAGGGGATCCACCCCACGACTGGCTGGGTTTCCCAGAACGGCGAAATCACCCTCAACCCTGTTGTTGAGTAAGCGGGGTGGCCACCGTGTTCGATCCTGAGATCTACAGGAACGCTTCTAGCCGAAAGCTGAAGAAGCCTTGTGGTGACGATCAGCCCAATGATGGGCTGGTTTTCTCTCCTCCTATTCTGTTCTTCCATGACACGGATCCTGGCGACAGGTCCGAAACGATCCCGTTCACGATCAGCAACACGGGCACGAACCCGATTGCTATTGATACGATGTCGGTCACGGGCGACTTCGAGATTATCGGAGATGTTCCTCGGCAGCTGACGCCGGGTGCTTCGGCTCAAGTCCTGATCCAGTTCGTCCCCACGTTGGAGGGCGTTCGGATTGGTGATGTCATCATCACAGCCAGCGATGGGGAAGCCGGCAAACCCTGCATCCATCTGATTGGTATTGGTGGGGACAGTGAGACATCGGCAGAGCTGGCGGCTCTGAAAGCTCAGCTGCTCGCCCTGACCAACATGGTCAATGGCCTCCGAGACCGACTGACGGATCTGGAAGATGCCTTCGACGGTGAGGTGGGCACTGCCCCTCTCTATGCCTGGAGTGCCTACTCCAACAGCCCCGATGGTATGGTGGACTTCACCACTGGAGTACCGGGAACCAGGAGCTTCATTGGTCTCGCCTTCAACAAGCTGACGGCAACACCGAGCCAGAACCCCAGGGATTACGCCTGGTCAAACCTTCGAAGCGTGATCGGAAACCTGGTCTCTGACGACACGCTCAACGTAGGTGGTCGGCCTGTTCAACAGCTCCTTGGGGATCTGGAGAACCTGTCAAATTCGTTGCTGGCCTACGAGTTCGCTGGTCAGGCTCTGCGAGATTATGTCGACGGGCTCCTCTATGTTGAGGGCCAGCCGGTCAACGCCGTCATTGGTGATTTCCAGAACATCGTCGAAACGGGCGACATGGCTCTGGCCCAGAAGCTGAGCCTAATTGGTTCAACCACTCCGGACGGCACGGCCTTCATCGTGGACCTGGACTCCACCCTGGTCAGCCCAACCATGTCACTTGGTTCCCGGCTTACCAACATCATCACTGAAGTTGAGAACGCCCAGTCCAGCGTCCAGCAGTTGGAAGAAGCTGTCTCCTCGGCAGGCTATGCCTCGGCCATGGATCTCTCGCTTTTGGGAGCCAA